AGATATGAAAATAGATGATAATGTTAAAGAATGTGTCATTCATATGTCGTTTCAAATGGGATTGCCAAGATTAAATCAGTTTAAAAAATTCAAACAAGCCCTGCAAGAAAACAACATAGAAGAAGCTATAGAACAAATGAAAGATTCCAGATGGTATAATCAAACCACTAACAGAGCAAATCGTTTAATAGAAAAAATGAGAAAGAGTTTATAATGTTACAAGCTTTAATAGGACCAGTTACAGGGCTTTTAGATAAGTTTATAGAGGATAAAGACCAAAAGGCTAAGTTGGCTCATGATATAGCCACTATGAGTGAGAAACATGCTCAAGAGTTAGCTAAAGGGCAATTAGAAATAAATAAAGCTGAAGCACAATCTCGTCACTGGTTTGTTGCATCTTGGAGACCTTTTATTGGTTGGACATGTGGTATTGCTTTAATGTGGCATTTCGTATTGTCGCAATTTATTTTATTTTTTGCTTCTATGTTTGGTTATTCTCTACCTGCATTACCTGAGTTTGATATGGGTTCTTTAATGACTGTTTTAATGGGTATGCTTGGCTTGGGAGGACTTCGTACATTTGAAAAGTATAAAGGTATGACAAAATGATGTTATGGCATTGGCTAACATTATCAAAATTTTTTAATAAAATTGGGAATTATTTTTATTATCGTCATGTAAACCTATTAAGGATAAAACAAGGAAGAAAAAAATGAGCAAAGTTTATATGTGGTTATATGAAGTGTTTAATAGTATTGCTAATTATTTTTGGAAAAAAGCAGTATTAAGTGATAAAAAAAATTAATGTTAGAAGATGATTTTGGTAAAGAGTTTATTGACTGCATACAAGGAAAATGCAAATCTAATTGTGTTTATTGTTTAAATGAAAAGGAGCAATTATGCCAAAAGGAAAAGGAACTTACGGAAAAAAAGTTGGTAGACCACCCAAGAAAAAAAAGAAAATGAAAAAGAAGTAATGAGTGGTTTCACGACAACTTCTACTTTGTCAGAACTTATAGGTAAAAGAACTATGAGGAAAAGAAAAGGTAGGAGACGATATAAATCGTCGTTTAAAGGCGATTTAAGGGCTGTACAGAAGATTTTAAAGATAAAAGGTAGAAACTAACTAGCATTGCAGAGGAATGTATTTTTCAACTATCCTCCTAACTTGCTCAATACATTCTTCAATCTCCCCTTGAACTACAAAATGTGGTGTTTCTAAAACTTTAGATTGTACAGCCCACAATTTTTGATTAGGGGCGAGCCTACCTTTAGGTGCTTTTAATTCAATATATAATAATCTGCCTTGAGGATATTCAACAATAATATCAGGGCAACCAGACTTTAATCCCATTTTTTTCATTTTAGCGTGAAGATAAATAGAACGCTTACCCTCGTTTGGTACATGAAAATGTCTAAAGCTGTATCTTTTAGCTAAAAAATTTAAATAATCATTACATGCTATTTGTATATCTGCTTCTTTGGTCATAGGGGGTTCCTCATGCCTACCAGATTCACCCCCTACTATACCTCGCAATTGGAGAACGAGATAATACTTTCTACTGGCTCTCGCTGAGGGAAAGAACCTCTTAATTATTAACAACAAAATTAATTATTTTCAATAAAAATAAAAAAAAGTCAAATTAATGGTTTACTTCTATAAACCTAGAGCTTATGCTAGGTTATTATTAATTAATTGGAGAATAATAATGTACTATAACGAACTAACTAAAAAGCCTTATTCTGGTAAAAACATTGAGATTTTAGAAGCTACTGGTTTAAAAGGTGGTTTCTTAACTTTTAATCAAGCTATGAAGCTAGGCTATAAAATCCCTAAAGGAACTAAAACTATTGCTAAACTAATTAGACCTATGCTTGAGGAGGTCGAAGTTAACAAAGGCAAGTGGGAAGTAAAGCAATCAGGTAGATTGTTTCCAGTATTTCATAAATCACAACTAGAGGAAAAGGGTGCTTAGGCATCTTTTTTCTTTTTATGAGTAAAATAATTAAAATAAAGCTTTACTTCTATAAACCTAAGTTTTATGCTAGGTTTAATTAAATAAATAATAATAATAAATTGGAGATAATAATGCAAAATATAACTAACTCAAACGAATACGATAATTACCTTAGAGAACATATAACATCATATTGTGTCACAGAATTTAGAGGTCGTGGTGCTTATGATAAAACTCATTTTTTAACTATTGAAGAAGCCAACAGATATATAAAAATAATTAACGAGATACACCCAAACTCTCAAGTTCTTCTTTATGGGTTGTCAAAACCTCCCCATACTACAGAAACTGTTTCTATTGCGATGGAGGGTTAATTATGAAAATTTGTATTCACACTCAAGATTTAGAAGCTCGTGGCGATAGATGGAAAAATGCAGGTGGTAACACTTATGTTATTAGAGATATTCATAAATCAGAAATATCAAAATATGATAATGTTTATTTTAAAGAGTTTTTAGAAAATAGATTTAACACTTCATATACTGGTTTACCACCTACTGAAGAATATGAAATGCAATCATATATTTTTCATATTGATATTGTTGAAGATGACCTTAAAGAGTGCGAGGATTGGCAAGTTCCTTATACTTTAGAGGTCAGAGATGTTGTGTCAGATGGTGGTCTTAAAAAAGAATTGTTTTGTCATAGGTTCACCCCTAGAGGAGATGACTGGTCAACTGATAAGAAATATAAAGACATTATTGGTTATGTTGAGCAACATTATATCACAACAACCAACCACCTTGAACAGTACGCTAAAGAATATGTAAATAAAGGTGCTGACCATTTAGTGGTTAATGATTTCATTCATCGTGACTTTTCAAGAAAACCATATGATATGTGGGCTTCTATATAACAAACCTAAAGGAAGCATCAATTAAGGTGCTTCCCTTTTTTAATTGGAGATAAAAATGAATAATACTTTACACGAAATAAATAAACTTCAAAAAATCACAGATACAATTTCAAAAAATGTAGCTTGGAATCTTCATGTGGCAAATGCACTTGTTGATTTAAGAGATTTAATTAAAGAAAAACAAAAAGAAGTAACAAAATTTGAATTAGATAATATGTCTTATGAACAATATGAAGCACATTTATCTGGGAGAGGTTTCAATGATTAAATTTATAAAAAATTATGGCGTTTATGTATTTGAATTAACATTTATATTAATGTTATCAGCATTTGTATATTTTTTATTAATAGCATTTTAAGGAGGGTAAAATGGCAAAGGTATTAATTTGCAGTCAATGTAATGTAGAATTTTGGGGAGATTTAAATTTCAATTCTATTTGTTCATGTGGGTATAACCTTGTTCAAGATATTGTTTATCCCAAAAATGAAAAAAAATCTGAAGCCCTACAAAAAAAGGTTGTTGATTTATATTGGGAATACGACCGAATGTCATCATCTGGAAAAGAAAGCCTTGATGATATTGCAAGGTTATTAGGTGTTCCTACAGAAGAAGAAGTAAAAACTATGTTGGAGAATAACAATGACTAAAAAAAATGAATATGAAATAGAAAGAGACAAACAAAAACTTTTGAGAAAAAAAGCTATGAATTCTCTTACTAAAGAACAAATAGATGCAATCAATTTTACACACGAAACTTTAAGAGATGCTTTGGGTATGCTTACAGAATGCCATGATTTGTACTTATCAGATATTAATAAGCTTAATGATGCTTTCTGGAAACTTAAACATCAATTTAATTTGGAAAATAATAATGATTAACCCAATAGAAAAAAAACGTAGAGGTTATCTCTTTCACTATTCCGATGGTGTTAGAGATGCTTTTATTAATAATGAAATGGACTCAATCAAAAAATCGTCTGCCTACTATAGATTAGGATTTGAGTTTGGTAAAAAATTAAAATTAGAATTGGAGAAAGAAAATGGAAACAACTAAAATAGGCAATACTGAATTATATACAGCCAGAGTTTTAAATATGTCTGTGGCTCAATATTATGGGGTCGTTAAAGAATATAATTAATGAGTGGTTGAAACCAGAGAATTAAATAAAAAAGAGTTAGAAAAGAATGGAGATAAAGCAGAACTCAATCTTTATTATTCAGTCAGATACAACCTTAACAAATTAGTATTAGAAAAGATTAATGGAGAAAATAATGAATAAGTATTTACCATTAATTGTTGTATTGGCTTTGAGCAGTTGCTCTACAACACCTATTGTTGACAGTAGAGGGAAATCATCAGCAAATTTAAAAGGCGATATGAACCGATATCATGATGACCTTTTTACTTGTAAACATTTAGTAGCAGACCAGACGAATATGTTATGGAATGGAGGGAAAATAGTATATAATATTTTACGTTTCAAAGTGTTATGGTTAAGCCCTAAAGCACAAACTAGGCAGGATTTAATTAATAATTGCCTAGAGGGGCGAGGTTATAGCGTATTAAATAAATAATAAATTGGAGAATAAAATGTCAAATATAATAGATAAAATTTACGATAATACTAAAGATGGAGTGCCTAATTACTCTAT